TGATTTCTTGAATCTTAATACTTGCCAATTCAACATCTTCATCTGTAGATATAAACGAATCTACTGTTCCAAATGAAGGATTAGAAACAGGAGAAATATATTCAGGAGCTGACTCATCAAAACTTACTGAGTTTGAACTTAACGTTGGACTTGTAGGGGAAACCGGTAATGTAGGTTCATTAATATCGGTAGGTAAATTTGCTGATTTATCAGCCAACAATCTTTGTAAACACCTAACCGCTCCACCTGTAACCAATAAAGGTTCTGCTTCTTTTGGAAAATGCTCGGTTCCTGTATCTCCATGAACAATAGCCGTACTTCCATCGGATGTAGGAATTCTTGGAACGTAATGTAAAGTTCCTGTGGTTTCCCCACCTGAAGCTGATCCAATAACAAAAATACTTTGGTTTTCAAAATAATACACAGGACTGGTGTCACTTCCCGCATAAATAGAGCCTGTATTTTTATATCTAGCTTTATCCATACTTGGTATTTCTTTTGCAAAGTAATCTGATTTATCTACTGCCAATACTTTAAAAGTAGATGTATTTGTACCCGAACCAGATATAGAGGTTGTTTTGCATACTTTCATTAATTTTTCATAAGGCAAAACATTAACAATCTCCGATCCTATGTCTTGAATTGCATTAGAGATAAGCGTGTCATCTCCAACGGATCCAATTAAATCTTCTATTTCTGTTTTAAAACTCATAATTCTGTAAAAGTTGTATCTGTATTGCTTAATTCCGTATGTGAAACAGATGCAATATTTGATTCTGTAAAAGACGCTGAATTCATAGTTAATTCTGTATAAGAAGGTGTTGAAAGAGTAGTTTCAGAATAAGCAGTTGTATCATCCCATTGTAACACTTGATCTTCCCACAACGCATCCGTTAAGTCTGTCCAATATCTTGTTTCTAAGAATTGTTCTTCCATTAAAAGTCATTTCCTTGAATGTAATAAGCCGTACCATCACGACCTTTATTTGCGTATCGTTTACCTTCTCTAACGTCTTGATTAAATAAATCTTTAAAGTAAGAAGCTTGTCTTATTAACCTGGGTTTTAATTCATACCCTTTTGCAATGGCGTAATTCGCTAAAGCCTCATGAAATTCTTCAGGTATTGCAGAAGATTCATCCATTCTAATTCCACCAGAACCGTCTCCCCCTGTAGTGGCTACAAAACTTTCATCTTTTTTTACGGCATGAATGTTAACCGTTTTTACTTCTTCTACGGATAAATAGGTTGTGTTGTCGTCTTCTTCAGAACGTTTTACAATGGCAATAGCATCTCGTTCTGTCCACCATCCGTGTTTTAATGCATTTGTCTTTACGTCACTCATCGTTAATTATCCGTATCGGTTTTATCCACCACACCGCTAATTCTTGGAATAGGATAGTTTTCATAATCCACTTGAGTTATTTCCAATATATTGCTATCAAGATTGTAGTATCGTTGATTAGCAGTTGTAGAAAAAGTATACAGTCCATTTAAAATCCTCGTTTTACGACAGAATTCAAGTAAAGCTCTGTTTAAATACAATCGTATTTGGGTTTCTCCCATTTCAGGGTGATGTTGTTGAACCAGTTCTATTAGTTGTGTTTGTGTCATAATCCCAACTTTGGGGGAGCCGAAACTCCCCCATCGTTATGTGTTTTAACCAAATGCCATACCGTTTGTAGTGACTTTAGATGAACTTCCAATGACATACCACTTACTGCCATCAGATACCAACTTTACCCAATCACCAGCAACCGTTGCCGATCCCCATTGAATAAAGTCATCCGTTCCGGCTGAGTTATCACCCGTACCCGTTTGAGCATCTAAGTTTCCTACAAGGTTGTTTCCTTCAGCAGATAAGACTTTACATACAGCTGTGTCGTAAGCACTTTTCTGTATTATTGTAAACTCTAACCCTACATTAGAAACTGCCGGTAAGGTCATCACCAAAGCACCCGCACTTGACGGAGGGGTAAAGTAAATTGTTTTACCCGTGTCAGATTCTGCAAGAGTTGCACTAGCCGTTAGTGATTTGATACCCGCACTTGTTCCTTTTAAATAAGGTCTAGCCATAATGAACCTCCCTTATGATATTTGGAATAACTTGTGACTTTCTACCAAAGTAACTCCGATACCCTCATCAGACATATACTGATCTTTGACACCATCGTATGCATCATCTGTTAAGATGTTTGCTTGGAACTTTGGAGCCCTGTATTGAGCATGGAACAGATTTTCATCAGATACAACCAACATTGTTTTGTTGTAAGTCTGACGTAAAACTGGAGTTGGAATTAACTGCAAAGCACCGTGAGGTGTTTCAAGAATTCTGTAGTTAAATCCTAAGGCATCTCTTTTCATATCTCCTAGGGAAACTGTCCATCCAGAGTTACCTGCAAATCCAGAAGAACCCGCCATCTTAGACCAGTAGCTTAACGCTCCTTGTCCACAGAAAGCACGTTTCATACCCGCTTCAGGAACGTATTGGAATACTTTTTCCATATCGTCTACAAAGTCATTGTAAGAATAACTTGCTTCGGTTATTGAAAAACGACTCTGATCGTCTCCACTACTTGCTCCGTGCTTTTCAATTGCTGGAATAATTCCCATTGTTGAACGAACCACGTTGCTATTAGCATCAGATAGAGAATTGTCATCAAATCCACCGCTAGTGTTGATAGGAGAACGACCAAATAAGAAAGCTCTTTCTTTTTGAATCTTGTGTTCTTGAGACTTCTGATCACGCAATCTTGCCAACTCAGATGATTCACCTCTTAAAGCAGATGCCAATAAAGTACCTGTTATTTGTAAAGGTGTTTTGAAGATCTGACATTGGTTGTAAACGACTGCAAGTTCGTCTGCCCAAGCGGTTCCAGCTACTGTACCTTCACCGTATGCACTACCTACGACAATCAAATAATCACCATCTGCCGGAGTAATTGTAGCGTCACCCATATTTTTAACACTCAAATTAGCACTTGATCCACTACCCGCAACTGCAGTAATTAAGACCACACCTTTTTTAGTAGCTCCCGGTGTTAACGCTGTCCAAACTTCACACTCAAGTCCAATCCAACTGTTGTAAGCATTATCACCACCTTCACCTTCCATTCCTACTGGTGAACCAGAGGTTACAGCCCAAGTATCTGCATTATTATCTGCTAATAGTTCTGCACTTGTAGAAGTTTGAAAATACTGCCTTGCCCAAGGATTACGATGTTCAAACATCTTAAACTGTGGATCAGCCATACCTGTTACGGTGTTTTTATTAGCAATAACTGTTGTAAATGGTGTTACATCAGTCCAAAGCTCTTTTACTACATTAGGACGAATGTAAAAATCTCGTCTGTCTGTATATAAAACCCCACTTGATGTGAGATTTTTGGCGTTATTAGCCATTGTTGTTACCCTCCTAGACCCCCCTCAGGGTCGTTTGATTAAACCGTTCTTTTATTTTGCATTAAAGCCAAATTGAACAAATCTTCATCTGTGTACTGCGGTTGATTTTCTCCACCTCCAACACTTGCTGGTGGGGGAACGGCAACCCGTTGTTGACGATTCTTCATCATTTCAGCTTTTTGCCTTGTCTCCACTTCTGCCGTACTTGGAGCATTCCGTATTCGGTCTAAAGCAACTAAATTGTCTAGAGAGATGCTATCGGGAGAAGAATAATACTTCATAAACTCCGAAGCTTTTTCGGGTGTATACCCATACTGCTCTGTTAAATTGCGAGCCATTGCTTGTTGTTCTTGTTTTTGCATGGCTTCTTGTTGTTGCTTCTGTTGTATCTCGTATTGTCTTGCATTTTGTTGTTCTTGATAGTTCAACTTCTGCTCTTGGTAGTTCACCAAATCCTCTCGATATGTGTCTAGAGAATCACGATACTTGAAACTAACCGATTCCGGATCCATGTACGCTTCAGATGGATCATAATTGCTTGGCTTATTTGGACGTTGGGGTTTCTTTGGTAATCCTTGCGATTCGGGTTGACCGGCAACCACAGGGGTATCACCAGAGAGTGATTTTGCAACATTGTCTAAAACCCAAGGATTGTCTTTAATGTGCCTTGCGATAGGCTCGACATTTTCTAATTCCTTGATACGTTGTTCCATTGAGTTGAACTCACTCGCCTTCTGATCGTATTTACTTTGCCAATATTCGTAACGCTCCTCTTGAGGTTTCTCAACAGGGGCTACAGGAGGTGTTTCCACTTCCGTTGGTTCGTCCATATACATACCTGTTTTTGTATCTAAACTGGTATCAAATGGTTCTAGTCCGTCAGTTTGATCTACCGAGACATTATTTGAATTATTTTCAGCAATAATGTCTTGAACTTGTTCTTCCATATTATCTCCTTCCAATTTGTCTAAGTGACAGCAACTGGTGTTTGAGGTTCTGCTTCCGTTTCCCGTTCCATTTTCAGTTGATCGCCTAATCGAGCCTCAAACAATTCAACGGCTTTTGCCGTTTTATCGTTAGCTCTTCCCAACTGACGTTTAAATTTTTCAATCTCAACACGTTTTTTATCGTGAACACTTTCTCTTTCCGAGGTTTGCAAGTCACCTTGTACACGTTTGAGTTCTTCTTGCAATTGTTGTATCGTTTGTTGTTGCTGAGATATAATAGCGGTTCTTTCTAAGACGCCTTCTGTGTCTGCAACTTCTGTTTGTTCTAAGATTTCAACTTGATCGATAATTCCAGCTTGATAGAGTTGCATATAGTATTCAAATCTTGCCCAACGATTCGATGGTAGCGTGGAACCACTTACGACAATAAGATCGTATTTACCAATAGTAACATCGTTAATCCGTCCTACGATCTCTCCAGTAAAATCATCGTATACTGGGCGATTTAACATAGCTTCACTTGTCCTACCATCTGGTTTCATAAGGCGAATCACCTTTTCATCTGTGTAGGTTTGCTGAATGAGTTGAACCACAGATCGAGCGACTTGATTCAACATTTCGTCAATATCGTCTAGCTTAGATTTAATACGACGTTGGGCATATTCATCAACTGCAACTGTACCATTGTATGTAGAAGGAGCTGCACTAGGGTCTCCTTGAGATAAAGGATGAATCCCTAATATTTGATAGATACTGCCTTTAGCATCTTCTTTATTTTTATACAATTCATTGGGTAAAGGAATCGGACCCGCTACAATCGGTTGACCTAATTCTGGATCGTATTCAATGACCCCTGTTCCCGCTCTGCTCCATTCAGATTCCAATTGTTTGCGATCCATTGATCCTCTTGGAATTAATAATTTTGTATTGGTAGAACTTGAAGCGTGAGCAATAATTAAAGAGGTTAGTTTATTGATGTATTCTTGAATTGGCTTAACAAATCGAACATCGCTCATGGGATAAGGATTTCTGTTGTGACGATTCATTAAAGGCACAATGGGATAATCTTCAATATCCATAATACTTTGATCGATCA